GGTATCCTTTCGGCTCAAGTCAGAAAGCACCGAGCGCCATAAGGTGCATTAAGACTGCCCACGCTCGTGGACGTGTCGACGTCCATGCTGGGAGGTCAGAAAGCACCGAGCGCCATAAGGTGCATTAAGACTCAGCATCGTCCATGCTGACGTCGAGGCGTTCCACTCGAGGTCAGAAAGCACCGAGCGCCATAAGGTGCATTAAGACCGGTGTCCTTTTATCGTGTTGTGTTGTCTGGTTCTTATTGGTCAGAAAGCACCGAGCGCCAAAAGGTGCATTAAGACTCGCGGGTGGCGATCATGACGCGGCGTTCGGCTGCTGTCATTCGGCGGCCCTCATAGGTGGCCTCGTATTGGCCGCGCAGTGCGCCGCCGCTGACCTGCCCGCGCCCGGTGATGTATCCCTGGGCGCGCAGGGCCTCGACGGCCTGCTCACGGTTGGGGTTCAGCCGGTAGATCGTTTCCGGCGTCATGCGGCGCTGGCCTTTGCGTAGGATCTGGCCCGCCCACCCGCGGCGGCTGGTGCCCTCCGAGGTGAACGCGCCGCGATACCTCATTCCGCGGCGGGCGTTCACTACCTGGTACATGTCGGCTCCGTCTCGGATCGCGCGGGCGCCCGCGTTCGTGAATATCCTGTTCTGCTCGGCCTCACTCATACGGTTGAACGCTTCGTACGGGTCGTCGATGAGACCGCGCGCGAACGCCTCGGCCTGGTCCGTGACCATGGTCGGAACGTGTGTACAGTCGCACCGGGGGTGCCGCAAAAACCCTTGATTCCAGCGGTAAAAACGGCCTGCGAGGACCACGCACCGCGAGCACGACGGGGGGTTCAGCATCCGCACGTACCCGACGCGGGGCCGGGCGGCGATCTGCACGCCCGCCGCACCACGGCCTGCGTCCGCGACCTCGGTGAGGACCATCATCGAAAGCTGACGGACACCAGCCGCGAGCGCCTGGGCGGGTTCCATGCCGTCGGCTATGAGTGTGCGGGTGGTGATGGCGGGGCCGCGTAGGAGGGTGTCGAGGTTGCGTCCGTCGGCTGCGAGGCCTGCGAAGGCGTCGGGGTCGACGAGGCCGTCGGGCGGGGCCCATTGGCCTTGTTCGCCGAGGGCTAGGGCGCCGCTGACGAGGGCGCTGGTCGCCGCCGTGCGTTGTGCGGTGGTGATCGCCGCTGTGACTGCGGGGATGCGCTCGCGCCAGGCGTCGGCGATCCAGTTGGGCCCGAGGCGGCGCCAGTGGTGTGTCGCGACGGCGAGCGCGCGTGCCTCCTGCTGGCGGACCAACCCGTAGTGTGTTTCAATCGCGGGCGGAATCGATGCCATGGCCGGTGCCCAGGTCGTCGTCGGTCAGCGTGGGGGTGGTCTTTTCCAGGAGCCGAAGCAGGTCCGGGTCTGTCTCCTCCTCGCGCAAGTAGGCGCGCTCCGTCGCCTTCCTTGCATCGTCCCAGCCGAGCTCGTCCCACGCTCCCTCGCGGCTGATGAGTGGCTTTCCGCCCGCAAGCTTCTGCAAGGCGTCAGCCTTCTGGCTGAACGTGGGGGTTGCGGGGTCGTGCCAGGCGACGTTCACAGCGCCCATGGGGATTGCGTGTCCCATGATCCGGGCGGCAATCGTGAGCGCGCGGGAGAGGGCGGCCCCGCACTCGGCGTTGACACGCTCCACCCGTTTCACCAGCTTGGACTCTTCGGCGCGGATCGCGCCCTCGGCGGGCGGGTTCGTCGTGATGAGGCCGAAATACCGTGCGGGGAAGCCCGTCAGTGACGCGGCGAGCTTCCCGTACAGCTCAATTGTGCTGTGAAAATTGCTCAGCTCGCCGGGGGCAAGCTGGGTGACCTTCGCGCCCGCGTTCTGCAACGCGACAAACGGGTTCAGGTAGTTCGTCCACGCGCTGGGATCCGCGAAATCAGATCGTTTGGCGCCCATGATGATGCGCTTCGGGACCGCATTGGTTTCCAACGCGGCCTGCATCTGGGTAATGGCGCGGGCGGCGGCGTCCGTGACGCCCATGATGTCGTCCATCTCGCTGTGCCCCGTGGTTTCGCCCGTCATTTGACGGTTGAAGGACGGGATGACCGGGACTACGCCGAGGTGGTGGTTGTCGCGGTCTACGACGCGCCACGCGCCGCCCACCGTCGCATAGGTGGTGGTCGTGTCAGGCGTGTAGATCGTCGCGTAGCGGGTCTGCGTGCCGTCGGCGCCCTGGTCGGCCACGATGCGCACAGCGTGGGTTATGGTCTTGCTGCGGTAGTCGTACTTGACGGTCATTTGACGGGGAGATTCCACGCAAATGATGGGGTAGTCGCCGTCGGCGTCGCCGACGCCGACGGACAGGTACGACCGTCCGTAGATTAGGCGGTCTCGCTTCCATTTGCATAGCTCGGCGGAGAGGTCGTTCGCGTCGATCATGGAGCGAAGAGCATCAGCGACTTCGGGATGCGCGGGCACCATAATGCCGCGCACATCCTGTCTTTCCTCGATTGTGTCGACCACGACGCGCGGCCAGTTGACGACGGTCTCGAGCGAGCGCAGGGCCGGGGGCAGGGCCAGGCCGAGGTGCTGCAGGGTCTGGCGGCCCTCGTAATAGGCGCGGTGCTTGCGGTCTGCCGGGGCCAGCGCGTTGAGGGCGTTCTCGGCGTCGGCGAGCAGGCGCTCTTCGGCGCGGGTGATCTGGTCAGTCATGTCGTGTCCTTTACCATGCGAAGGAGATCGCGCCGCCGGGTTCCCAGCCTTCGGCGTGCTCATCCGCCGCGGCCTCGTGGGCCAGGATGTCGGCCATGAGCACATCGATTTTCATGTGCTCAGCGGGCTTACCGAGGATGAACTTGTCGCCGGGCTTAGCGACCTTCCGGGCGTGGAGCGCGCACAGCTTCGCGGTCTCATCCCGGGTGTGCGTGGTGAGGCCTTCGGCGAGGTCCTCGCGGAAACGCACCAGGGCCGCGAACATGCGTGTGATTGAGTTCGTCGGCCACTGCACCACCACGTAATCGCCGTAGAGGTTCTCCCAGTGGTCTATCTGCGTTTCCCAGTGCCTCGGGTCGCAGTAGAACCGCTGCACCGTGTAGCGGTCCATGAGCTCAGCGACCGCCGCGTCCACCTCACCACGCGGGATACGACCCTCGGGCCATTCCTCGGGGTTCCACACGGTAGGCCGTTGATCTGGGCCGTACGTGGGGGTGAAGCGCAGGCCGTCGACGGTTTCGGCGCGAATCGCCGTCCAGTCACCCGACCGCGAACCGTCAAAGCCCAGGGCGATTTCACAGCCCGGTTCGGGCTGTTCGTCGCGCGTCTGGCGATCCCAGACCTTCTCAGTCAGATACGACCCCTTGCCCTGAACGAGGCGGTTGCCAAAAAAGCGCTCGGCCTGCGTCGGGTCGGTTTCCATGAGCTCGTCGACCTCGGCGTCAATCGCCTTGGGGTCCACCCACGGGGATGAGGCGTACACGAAGCGGTGAATCTTCGACCGATCCGCCTTCTTCGCGTAATCCCAGTCCAAGGGGGGCTTCTCGTAGAACTTGAAGATGTCCCGCGCCCGGCTTTGGTAGGCCTGCTGCGCCGCCGAGTCCTCCATGGGATCCCACGGGTTCGTGAGTTCAATGGTGCGGCCCTGCATGCCGGCGACTGCGCGGCGGATCGTCTGCCAGGTATTCAGCACGCCCGACTGGGGCGTATAGAGGCCCGACTCATCCGCGATAGCGCACGTGAAGGGCTGGCCGAGCTTTGACCTGGCCGCGCTCGTGACGGGCACAATCTTCCCCTCATTCGGGAGACGCACGAAGCCTTCGCGGACGCGCACGAAGTCGCCGAGCGGGCCGCTCTTAATCATGGCCTGCAGGGGTTCGTAGACGTTCCTGGTCTGGTCCTCGGCGAAAGCGAGGAGGGCGATCAGGCTTTTGTCGCGGGGGCGTCCCATGGCCTCCCCAGGCTCATACCAGTACTCCCACCCGCAAGCGCACCCGTGGTCCGAGCAGCGGTAAACGTCGCCGTCGCGCGCCCAGCCCGCGAACATTGCCGGGCCCACGCCCTCCGCGAGCGCGACCGCCGCCGCGAGCGGAGACTTACCCGACTTCTGAGGCCCTACCCACAGGCTGCGGCGGTAGGTGAAGGGTTCCACGAGGCGGTGCGGGTCCGATTTCGCGTTGGCCTTGATGCGGTAATGGTTGGCGTTGCAGTACAACTGCCAACCGTTGAGTACGAGCGGTTGATTGAAGTAGACGCCGGAGGGGACGAGGCAGTGGGCCTCGATCCAATCTGAGATCAGGAAGCCCAGAGTGTGATCCGGGTTGAAGTCCAAGCTGAGTGGGGGCGGCGCGTACTCGTCATGTGCCATTGGCGTCGCCGTCGACGACGGTCATGCCAGCGAGGCGGGCGCGGGAGGAGCGTCGGCGGGCCGGGCGCCCAGAGGGTTCGGCCTGGTCGGTGGGCTGGCCGGTCGTGATCTGCCAATGATTCAGTGCCAGGCCCGAGGGCGTGAGGCCAATCTGATCGGCCAGGCGCATAAGCGCAGTTTTGTCGCCAGCCTTCGCGCCTTCTTCCTCGCACGTGACGGCGAGGCGCACCCACTGCGCGACGTTGTACGCCATCCACGGCTGCTCGCGCCACACCGCGGATTGAGGCGTCCGCCAGACCCACTCCCACAGTTCAAGCTCACGCTTCCAGCGCAGCTCTGTTGCGAGCTTGCGGAACCGGCGGCCCCCGTTGGGCAGGGTCTCCCAGAGCTGCATGGGGGGCATGGCGAACTCGGGGACGGGCGCGGTGTCGGGAACGCCGCCGAGCTGTCGGAAGGCGATCCCGCGTGCGTCGCTTCGGGCACTGTTGGGGTTGACGGGCGGCCCACTTCGGGCGCGCGCTCCACCGGACGGCATAACTGTCTCCTCGCTGGCCGGCGTCGCGCCTGCCTGCTGGGCTACCCGGCGTCGCGCCGGGCGGCTTTTTCAGTTGCGGGCGTAAGGTTTTGAACCCTCCGCACTTTTTTCACCCCTCACCGGCGGTCTGACGGGCCCCCGGTCGGGGCCACCCCCGGC